ATAATTCCCCCCTTCGGCATGGTAGTCTGTTGTAATGATAGTATGAACACTAGTTGAGCATATGTCCAATGTGACCTCTATGCCTTCTTGCGTGTCTCTGCTTTTATAAAACAGATATATCATGTACTAAACGGTTTTCAACTTTTATTCTATAGTAGAATAATTGAAAAGTTGAGTCTAACGTGTTGTACGTTTCCCACAACTGGGAAGTTTTTGTATATTGTACTTAACAATATGAGGGTGTTTTAGTTCACCCATGGGCTTCGGCCCTAAAATGACATCATGTCATTTGAATTTTTATTCATTTGTATTTTACAAATGTCTTGATACTTAGTATCTTAAATCACACAAAATAATTATCGTGATTGAAAAATAATTACCTTTAACTGCAGCTGTATTAAAAGATTGTAAATTTTAAATAATACAGTGTTGAAACTTTTAAAGGTTCCTTGTCTACTCAGGAATTTAATATGAGTAATTTTTACCCTCATTTGGTGACGGGCTTGTAACCATTTGTTGTAATAAACGAGTTGCTTCTTCAATTAATTTAAAGAAGTCCCTACGGGGCAAACGGTTGAGCGGGAAGGAATCCCGAAAGGAGAATTTGTCATCTACTAAATGGGCAATTCAACAACAAGTTGAATATGCCACTGGAGTTGAAAAATTACGTGTGAATCGTAATTTTAAATTTCGACGATCAGTGCGGGAAGCACCATTGGTGGAAACTACTAAGGTAGTTTCCACTGATATATATGATGAGAAGTTTGATAGTAGGAATAAATTGGATTTATTTTCAGATGTTGTAGATGATTCAACCAAACCAAGAGTAACTTTTGGTGGATTGAAGCCTCTGTTAGAAGAGGTTTTATCGGATACTGATGTAGCATTAGATTCTGATGATGAGATATTAATGGCAAAACGTAGGCTTAAAGCTACTCAGTTGCACCATTTTGAAACTCGCATTACTAAGGAAGAACGAGATAATTGGAATAATGTTGAGGCTAAAATAGATGATCCATTAATACCTACTTGGATGAACAATTCCAATCTGGATATTGCAGGCGTCAAAAAGATGCGAGCAAGAGAATTTTTTGATCAGAGTTTAGCTAAGCTTCCTGAAGAGTCAAAAGATTTACTTATTACGCGCAAAGGTGCTGTACGTGATGAAGCTGATATTAAGGCTATAAAATCTAGTATAAAGGCTGCACGTCGCATTAAGCGTGAGAAGTTTTTGGCAGATCAGAAGGTGCGTCGTATGAAACGAACATCTACCTTGGTTAAGGAGAGACTTGATAAGAGCAACAAAGAAGAGTTGACCGATCATTTATTTAATGAGAAGTTTGTTCCTAGCGTTGTTAAGAATGTGTCTGTTACGCGACGTCAAAATATTTTAGACAATCGCCGTGTTCAGAAAGCACATAATCAAGAGATTAGGAAAGCATTTGTCGCTTCACGTGCAGCTAAAAAAGCACGTAAGCTAAAAAATCGTGCTATTAGGTATTCAGTAATTACTGAAGCACTGGATGATGATAAAGAAATGTTGCCTAATGATTTTTTGCATAATGAGACGGCTTCTTTGCCCGATCCTGATCTGATAAAATCAGATGATTTTGAGTTTCGTGGTAGTACTATTAGAGAATATGCTGCTCTAAAGCGAAAGGCGTGTGAAGATTTTATTAAGAAAATTGAATCAGAAAAGAATTTATCATCGGAATCATCGAAGTTGAAAGATTGGATAGGCGTTCCAGTGACATTTATAGAAGCTGTTCGCGATTATTTGCAAAAACAAGCTGGTGTTGCATTGAAATGTATAGATTATTTTGTTAATTTGTGCACTTATTTATGGCAGTTGCTTCAAGTGCGGAGTTATGGAGAATTTTATGCTTCAACTACTATGTACTTACACTCAATTGGAGTTACAAATGTTGTTAGCCGCTCAGTGATAGGAGGTGTTATGACACTTGCAGCAAGTTTTATTTTACCAACAGATATGGTGTCAGATGATATATCTACTGAGTCTTTGTCTGAAGAGTTGTCTAAAATAACAAATTGGACTGAAATAATTGTTCATAGTAGCTTGTCAAAAGCTTTTCAAACTATTGTGTTAGCAGCCGCTTCTTTTAAATTATTTTCAAAAGAATTTGCAATGACCATTTATACATATCTTGGAAAACCAGCGAAATGTAGTGTCGTAGAATTATGTGAAAGTGTGCTCAAAAGTGTAATTCGTATTGTTGAAGTTGCTGAACTTGTTTGGAGTGGAGTTCCTTTATCAGAAGCTTTATTTTCTGACAATCCACTAGAATCTCATAAGAAGGATGCAAAGAGGTGGTTAGCGTTTTCAGATACTCTTTATGTTGGTCTTCCTGTAGAAGGAAGACAGAGTCAAGTTGAATTTATGCTTCATGCACGTCGTATTTTATCATTTTTTGATAAAATTTTACCAACATTGCGTCCGAAGGATAGAGAACAGGTGTTGGAGTTACATACGCGTTTAACTTTGAAGAGAAATGAAGTTATGGTGAATATGAATGGAGTGCGGAGACAAGCTCCTATGGCAATTGTATTACATGGTGATCCTGGGATTGGCAAAAGTAATTTGTTATCATTTTTAACAAAAGTTCATTGTGATGTGATGGGTAGAGAGTATTCAGATAGGTACTGTTATCCACGTACTGTCACTTCAGATTATTGGGAGGGTTATGATCCATTGTCACAACCATATATTCATTACTCTGAGATTGGAGCTATTACTGAGCAGATTGCCAAGTCGCAGGGTGATCCTTTGATAGGAGAGTTGACGTCAATCATTGATGCAGCAGCCTTTTCATGTAATATGGCATTTGCGCAGAAAGGTACGGTGTTTGCACAGCCTGAACTTGTACTTATTGATACAAATTGTGCTGGGATGAATTTAAACGTTTTGTTCAAAAATCCAGCTGCCTTTGAACGACGATTGCTGTATATTGAACCAGTTGTACAATCAAAATATGCAAAAGATGTTGGTGTGGGCATAGATAAGAAAAAAGCTGCTACATCTGATGATCCATTTGAGTTGTGGACATTTGTTGTCAAGCGTAAACATGCTACTGGTATTGCTACCTCAGTTGATCAAATTTTAGCTGATGGCGTTGACATACATGGCTTATACGATCTTCTGAAAGTTATGATGACGGAGCATATGTTTTATGAAAAGTCGTTGTTAGTTAAAATTGATGAAGCTCTTTTGCATGGTAAGTATGGGAAGGATCGCTGTGATAAACAGGTTGAGCCTGTTAATATTCGTCTTGCTTCAGATTGTAAGTTTAATGTAAAGACGCTTATGAATGATCATACTCCACAAGAAATTCTTGATTTGGCTTCTATGCATGTACCAAAACTAGATAATAATGTGGTGTTAAATGAGATATTATTTAGACAACATGAACTTATGTACCCACAATTAAACAATGTGTCAGCAAATCTTTTTGTTAATGCTAATAACTATGAACATGACTTGGCTTTAGCTGAGTATCAACATGCAGAGTTGCACGCCTTGGATGAGCTTGTTACAGAGGCTGGTCTTATAGATTCTAAAAACCTTAACTCAATAGATGTTTGGGAAAATATGAGTCCATCGGCACTTGCAGTAGAGCGTAAATTGCGTATATCACAAGCAATTTCTGATAATATTGAGCATCATGCTAAGAAACAGTCAAAGACATTTGTTTTGGCAAAGAGTATTATGAGTGACTGGAGAAATGAACAGTTAGGGGCATTTTTTAAATGGCTTTATATGCTATATGTTTTACATTGTCCGAATTTAAGTTTTGTTACTACAGTGTTGATGTCAGGCATATGGGTATGCTTTTTTGGCTTTGGTTCTTTGCTTTGTGGTGTGTGTGGGGCGTATGTGTTTTTTGCTGATAAGGTCAGTCAAGATACTCCATATATAGTTAAAACTGCTGTTAAGCAAGGTCCTCATATGTTTTTGGTAATCATTACTTATTGGTTAGGATGGACAATGTGGATACCCAGTGTTCTTTTTGGTATGCAGCGTTTAATAGGTGGTGTAATTGCTGTCAATACAGTTAGAGTGTTTTTTACTGATATTTGGGATGAAATAGATAGTTACTGTCATTTTAACCGTGATCGAATATACTACTTGGTAGGATATTCAGATTCTGAGTTTAAACCATATACTTCACCTAAGGGATATGTTGGGCGAAATAATCTTTTGAAGTTACTAAGTTTTGTTGTGGCATCAGGTGGTTTGGCAGTTGGATCTATGGCATTATATCGAAAGTGTGTAAAGAAATCTAGTTTAAAAACTCAGTCTCAATCCAAGTTTTTGGTAGATGTTCCTGAAAATGAGATGATACATGATTATGAAAAGATGATGCATTGTGGTGATGCCCAAATAAGAAATAATAGTACTGTTATGGATGCTTGGAATGTTATTCAAACTAAACATGCATCGACAGTTAAAGAGCTTGATGCATGTGACTTTAATCGTGCCAAGTTGACGAACATTAGACGTGTACGGACTATTACATCTGTAGCAGAACGTGGTACTCATTTATTTGGTTTGTGCAAAAATTTTGCTCTTATAAACACGCATGCATTTGCAGGATGTGATGATGCCGAATTGAAAGTATCAATGACAGGATATGTTAATGATGCTACAGATGCTTTTGCGGTTTCACATGTTACCAAGAATGATTATCGACACTTAGGTAATGATATGACAGTTGTACGTTTGTCGTCCTTAAATTTTAAAGATGTTATGAATCATTTGCCAAAGGATAAAATTTGGCCATCATTTGCAGATGCCTATATAGGTACTGACAAAGTGTCTGCTGTCTTCCATGATGCTCCATTAACTGCTAAGGATAAGTATGTAGGAACCACTGTTGTTACATCTTCTTTTAAGTATTCTTGGGATAAACATGCAGCTGGTATGTGTGGCGTTCCTCTGTTTGTTCAAAAAGATTCGGGATATGTTTTTGCTGGGTTACATTATGCTGGACATGATGTTAATAATACTGGATATGCGGCTTTATTGGATAAAAAATCCATTTCCGATGCTATTGATGATATTGAACGATCTAGTAACTTGATGCCTATTCATACGCAATCAGACAATGTAAAGTTTAGTTGTGAGATGCCTGGAATTAAATCGCCTTTTGTTCATGAGTCATTTCATGGTATTAATTATTTTGGCAAGTTGGTTGGTCCCGTATTAATGCAAAAAGATTCCAAGTTGAAGAAATCTTTTCTAGTAAAGGAAAACAATTTATTACATCTTTTTTCTAATCAGTTAGGATATGTTCCTGATGTGCAATATGCTCCTCCTGTTATGAAGCCAGTTATTAGAAATGGTGAGTATTTATCGCCATGGAATTATGCTTTGCGCAAATTGGGCAAACAAAAAGGTGCGTTAGATAAGGATATTTTAGAACGTGTTATTAGTGAGCTAGAGAGTCACATTTGTGAGCCACTTGAAAAGAAAGGTATTAAATGGCACCCTATGACTATGGAAGATGCTATAAATGGCGCTGTGCAAGATAAATTCTTGCGCAGAATTAATGCATCAACTAGTGGTGGATTTGGTTGGAAGGGTAAAAAGTCCTTATATGTACCCATTGTCCATACAAATGGTAGTGCTATAGTGCGTGAGCCAGTTGCCGATTTGAAACGTGAATTATTGGATATGATGTCACGTTATCATAAAGGTGAAGCATGTAATGCTGTTTACTCTGCGTCACTTAAGGATGAACCACGTGAACTTAAGAAAGTCTTGTTAGGCAAAACAAGAGTTTTTTGGATGTCTCCACTAGGTGTGTTAATTCTATCACGTATGTTTCTCAGTCCATTTTATACATGTGAAGTTGAGAATTCTGAATTGTTCTCTACATGTGTTGGTATTGATATGCATAAGGATGCCGATGCATTGTTTAAAGAGCTAGTCGCCTTTTCCAGAAAAATTATGGAAGGTGATTATGAAAATTTTGATCAGAGTATGCTCTTTGATATAGGATGGGCTGCTTGTTCTGTCATTTCAAAGGTTTCTAAGCGTATGGGTTATAATTGTGACGCTATGAAGGTATTAAATGGTGTATTAACAGATTCGCTTTTCCCGTATGGGGAGATGAACAAAGATTTGTTTTGTTCGCCTGGTCAGCAGCCTTCGGGAAAATATGGTACAGCTGAGGATAATGGACTTAGGGGTCTCATTTTATTCATGTATTTCTTTTATTGGATGTTGAAAAATTGCTCAGACTTATTTCCAAAAGATGTTTATGATGATTTAATGACGGGTAAAACTACCTTTTTTGATTATGTTCTTATTAAGACGTATGGTGATGATGTTTTGGCATCGGTTAAGGAGTGTGTTGCTCATTTTATGAATGGTGAAGTTTATGGTAAGTTTTGTAAGGAACATTATGGCATGGGTTTTACTACCGCTTCTAAGAGTGATGATGTTCAAGAGTTTGTACCAATTGATAAAATGACATTTTTAAAACGAACATTTAAGTTTCATCCTGAGTTGAATAGGGTCGTTGCTCCATTGGCTATGGATTCAATTTATAGAGCATTGTCATGGTACCTTCCGTCACAATTTCAAAATGAGCAAGATCAAATGATGGCTACTATTAATTCAGAGATGAGAGAATTGTTCTTTCACACTGATAAGTGTAAGTGGATATTACTGAGGGAGGAATTTGCTAGATTATATGCTGAAAATTTTGCGTTGAATATGCAGGATGTTCTCCATGTAATGCCCACTTACCAGACAGTTTTTGTTTCGCTGTCGAGTAATGAAACAATATGCCCTGAAAACAGTGATGGATCAGGGGGAAGACATTGCGAGGATTTCGAATGCCAACTTTCAGATAATCAAATCTCTACTGAAGGATTGGATGCGACCCTCGAGTCGTCATATCAGAATCTGATACGACGCACAAACTTGAGATTGAATTTCATTGAGCGATTGGATTGTACTCATGATCTTAATAAACGGTCCTCTATTAACCAACTTACTGAATTGGGAAATTTATATGCGTCTTTATGTGATGCAAAGAGTTTAGTAGAAACTCAGAAAAATCAGCTAGGATTCAATTCTTTTGGAAGCACTCCATCAGAAATGCGCAGATCTTCTTCATATGTTTACTCAAGTCAATATAAACAAAAAGTGGAAGAATATATTGCATTGAATTCACGTTTGGAGTCAATTACGTACACTATGAGACATATTGAACAATTAAGATTGAAAAAATTGAAGTTGATATCTACTCAGAGTAGCAATTTGACGATGGAGTCATCAGAAATTAGTGGACCTGTGTCTGCATCTGTTGAAGTGCATCATGAAACTGTTATTGATACAGCAGGTACTGAAAATGATGATGCCTTAGCAGGTTTTAATCAAGGTTCATGGCAATTGCATCAAACACCAATGGAAATTCGAAAGTTTTTTGAGCGTCCAATTAATGTTATTTCAACTGCCATAACACTAAATACTGATTTTGATTATGTTGTAGATCCTTGGTCTGCATTTTTGAATGATCCATCAGTGCGTGCAAAGTTGAGAAATTATGCTTTTGCAAGATTTGATCTTAAAGCTAGGATTCAAATTTCTGGTACACAGTGGCATTATGGTATGATTCAAGTTAGTTATGTTCCTCAACACCTTACAAATGATGTTTATGGGTATTATCTGGTAAATTTGGTTGCATTACGTCAACCTTTACTTAAGTATTTATCAGCAACTCCTGGGTCAAAGACTATTGATGTTACTGACAATGCACCACTTGAAATATCTATGCCATATTTTGCATCGCAGCCTATGATTCGTTTATTTAATGAATCATCATCTATATTGGCAGCGGGAACTGAGTATCGTGAAGGACACAATTTGGGAGAACTTAATATACGTACTCTTAATCAGGTGAAAGCAATTAGTGCCACTGCTACTGATGTATATATGGATGTTTATGTTTGGGCTGAGAATTTTATTTTAGGATGTCCTACCGCTACTGTTATCGAAATTACAACTGAAGCTGATGAGCGTAAAACAGGGCCTGTCCAGAAAGTTGCGTCACGGGCATCTGCAGTTGCAGGTGCTGTTGCATCGGTTCCTGGTATAGGTCCATATGCAAAGGCTAGTGCAATGGCCTTACGCTCTTTGGAGCGCTTTGCGGAGTTGTTTGGTTGGTCTTATCCTGTTATGAATAATATGCCAGAGAGAATGAAACCTGAAGGGTTTCAGAATGAGGCAAACTTGATAGGTTATGATACAGGTAAGAGGATTACTATAGATCCAGAACAAGAAATTTCAGTAGATCCTCGCTTGTGTGCTGTTGTGGAAGATGAGCTAGCTCTGGGATATTTAAACTCATTACCAGCTTTATTTTCTACTTTTGGCTGGGATGCAACAGAAGGACCAGATTCTACATTAATTTGGACTTCTATAGTTACACCAACAGCAGTAGAGGGATATCCGTTGGGTGGTGAGACTTGGCTTCAACCATCACCTATGGCGTTTGCAGCTCAGCCCTTTCAATATTGGCGGGGTAAGATCATATATAGGTTTCAGATCGTTTGCTCTAAGTTTCATAAGGGTAAACTTGCGATTTTTTATGAGCCCAATATTGCGCAAGCTGTTCTTAATACTGCTACTCTTCAACCTAATAAGAAACATGTGGTTATCATTGATTTGGAACAAACGCGTGATTTTTCCATTTGTGTGGATTGGGCTTTTCCTAAAGCATGGGCGCGTATTGCTTATATTGTTGATGCTGTTCAGGCAAATAATAGTTTTGCTGATTTAGGGGACTTATATTGGTGTTCCAATGGTCTTATTGGAGTTACTCCATGGACAAAGTTACAATCACCTGATGGTAGTTCTGTTTCTGTTAATGTCTATATTTCTGGGCAAGATATGATGTATAATCAAGCCACTAATGCTACTCTGCCACTTATTATGGTTCCTGGATTGGGTGATGAAAAGGATATTTCAACAGAGGCATCATTTATTGAATCAAAAGATGACCCTGTTCAATCACAGGATACTTGTTTTGTTATAAATCCCACTGGTGCAACTACAGATAGAATTAGTGAATTTCATTTTGGTGAAATGCCTGTTTCATTTCGGGCACTTCTTAAGCGATTTGCTACCACCTCGTTCATGATATTGGGTGGATCTCCAGGACCAATTACAGCTGAGTATCCAATATTTCCAGTTTTGTATCCATCAACAACACGCAATATTCCTACTGGAATGTTGCCTACTTTGATGAACTACCTACGTCCTGCATATGTAGCCATGAAAGGTGGATTGCGTAAGAGATTTCGCTGTCTTAATGCGTATGGTGGTGTAACAGGACACATAAAGGTACATCTTAAGGTGATTAAAGATACTACTGATGCTGCTATTGCGGTGTATTCGGCAGCTAATAACACTGGATTGCAATATCTGGATGGTACAATTACTTGTGTTACATCTGTTAATGGTGGTGTTGAGTTTGAAATTCCATTCTATACAAATAATTTGTATGGATTTTCCCAGACTGATGATCTTTTTGATCAAACTTTGGATGCTAGAATGGAACCTGTTGCCACCAGAAATTATGTTGTTGAAATTGATAATACAAGTTTAAGTACAACATATATGCTGTATGAAGAAACAGCAGCGGCTGAAGATTTTACGTTTGTAAGATTTGTCGCACCCCCCCCGTTTACTTTAGTGTAAACAAGCGAGAAGACGCTATAGAAATTAAATAACACCCTGGTGTTGTGCTTCAACTTTTAATATGAAAGGGTGTA